GAATTCCCAGGCCCGGCCCAGGCGATCGATTCCCTTGCGGATCATGCCCTTGGCTGTCTCGATCGTCACAGGGATCGAGTCGATCTTCATATGGCCTTTCTTGTAATTGCCAGCCTCTGCCTGCTCCGGGCTCTTGGGCTCCTCTACGCGCCTCTGAGCGGCTTCCAGGCGAGCCCTGATAGATGCCCTGGACTCCTTTCGATCTGACCGGAAAACCTCAATCTCGGACACCTCGTCTTCTTCCATGATGATCTCGACTTCCGGCAACGGTGTAGCCTGGTCAGGATTGAAGATCCGGTATTCCACTTCGTCAAAATTCTCACCGAAGCCCATATGGATTGCGCCATCGAATCCTTTCTTCCTGGCCATCTCCACGAATCCAGCGTCATCGAATAACTGGAATCCATTCAGGTACAGCTCATCGGCTCGCTCCGGCGCTTTTTGAAGAACCTGGGCCGGGCTGTCATATTCATCAGCGAACTGCTCTTGCCACTTCCCGGTAGACATGATGGCTTCATTGAGAGAGTCATTCTCTAGGACATACCGCACCCCGCTCTTACCTATGGAGCGACGGACCTGGGCCATGTCCACAAACGGATCATCTGGTGTATTTACCAATGGATTCGTGATGTTCAGGGTATAGCCACGGACACGAGGATCTGACGCTACCTTGTCCTTTATCCTGTTGTTTGGTTCTCGTGCGTATGTCGCCGCTGTCCGCAGTCCACCGAACGATAATGAACCTACCCTGGTTTGAAAATCTTCGTCCTGGTCTTCACGTAATCCATGTTCACCACGCCACACGACGATCTTCTGGCCTTCGGTATCGATGACATCGCCTTCACGATCAGGTGGCTCAGCAGCTTCCTGGGCTGCTTTCTGAAACTGCTCCAGGAGAAACTTCAGTCTTTGATTGGCTGCTTCCTCTTGTTCAGCAGCAGGTAATTTCTGAATTTGTTCAAAAGCGTCAATGATTCGATTGCGCTGATCAGTAGTCCATCCTATATATTGTTGTTCTAATGTCGTTTGCAAATCCTTGCTGAGTAGATCTATTACTGGCTTCTGCTCCCGCAAGAATGTTTCATACGACTTCATAGCTCTCTGGGATCGCAGCCCTGGAGCCACATCCTCACGAACCATGTCGTATTTCTGAATTAGCGTATCGGCTGCATCCAGCATGGCATTTACATTCTGAACTGCTGTAACTGCCTCTGGTTTTTGTGCCAGGTTTATCAGGAGACCTTCAATACCTTCTCCTTCTAAAAACGCTGTTTCAAGCGACACATCAGTAATGGATGGATACGCTTTCCGGAGCCTTTCTCGAACTCCTCTTGCCCATTCGTTGCTAACCATTCTCCTTGGTGCAGTCGGTGTCGTCGCACTTGGATGCGTTTGCAATTCAGGTAATTCACCAACAATTTCCTGAAGACGTTCAGGTACATAAAATCTGTCAGTATCTTGCGTAGTCTTAGATATCTGTTCTCCTGCAAACAAGCGTTTAGCTCGTCTCCTGGCTAATGGTTCTTCTTCAACTTTGGCTTTTCGTTCAGCCTCCATACGCTTTAGCTCATCCCTGATCTCGACTCTGCGTTTCGCCTGTGGCGTATCTTCTTCTGTCTCATCCGTGATCTCACCAGCTTGATACATCTCCTCAAGCTCATCGGATAAAGCGTCTGCTTCGGCTTCCAGTTCCTGTACACGCTTGGTGTATTCCCTTAAATCTGCTGGCGCTTCAGTGACTTCTGGAAGTTCACGTTCTACAGGTGCAGCAATATCGACAGCCTCACCAGCTCGCCTGATGGTGATCTCCTCGCCTTCCATGACAATTTCTTCAGCCGCTGCTGTATCACGTAAGCTCTCAAGCTCGCGCTTTCCTTTTGGCAATAGCATGACTCGATCTTCAGCACCGAAGAATCGACCGTATCCATTGTTGGTAAGCGTGTACTGTTCGTCGATCGTTAATGGATCGCCAGCAGCCACACGCTCTAGCAGATCCACAGTGACATCTACTTCAACGAGTCCCAGTTCCTTTGCTTCTTCTGGACTAATCTGTTGGTTCTGCTCTGATTTTGAAATCGTTTTTGGTTTCTTTTCCGGCCTGCCAAAAACATCGGTAGTTGGATCTAGTTCATCGAGTTCTTCTTGCGTCACATCTCTAAAGAAAGGATGCGAAACGCCAGCCAATGTTCCGCCAACACCCAGGCCGACGATCGCTGATCGTTTCAGCATCTTCTGACCTTCTTCAGTGGTCACGATCTCGATCAGGGCTTCACCAAAGGTCATCTCCTCGTTGATGATGCCCATGGTGTAACCTTCCTGGATGAGCTGCGTAATCGGCTCCTGTAGCGCCTCAGCACCACCGGCTTTCAACATTCTGGCCAGCAGCGTTCCACCTTCTTTAGTCAGGATGCCGAGAGGTATTCGTTCTGTCAGGATCTCAGCAGAAGCAAACACCGTGCCATCCATGACCGCTTCGCTGTGCGATCTTCCTGCGCGGATTGATTCTGCATACTGATCAGCAAATACCTGGCCGCCCATGATGGCTGCACCAACAGTCGGACTTCTGGTAACTGCTGAGGCAACCAACATCGGAGCCATATTCAACGATCCCTCAATAATCGCTCCGATGTAATACTTGGCACTGTCTTCTCCGACATTCGGCTGATGAGCCTTGAGGTATTCCGTTTCCTCTTTGTGAATACGCAAGCCTTCCTGGAAGTCAGGATTGTTCTGAGCTTCCTTCAGCATCTCACCATACAATTCGGCAGGATCTTTGCCCTGGACGTAAGCCTCTACTTCAAGCGCAAAACTATTCTCCGGCGCAACACCTTGGTCGGAAGCAGCTTCAAGAATGTACGCAAGATCTCGTGGCGCATTGAGAAACATTTGTGCGCCACCGTATTGACGCTTCCACAGATGCGGTACGTTACTGGTGCTGTTCCAGATGACAGTTCCCCAGGGATCTTCTGGCTTCTCCTCAACCATGTATTGTTCCCAGGGATCCTTACCTACTACTTTTTCTTCTTCGTCGAGTTCTGCTATACGCTCCAAATTTTGCTGGACCATCTCTGACATCTTACTTGAGCGATCCATAGCAGCCTGAGTGGCTTCTTCTTGAGTAACATAGTTCGGATGGATCCAGCCTTTCATGGCTTGCTTCTCAGCATCAACCATGGCTGCTTCTTCGGAAACCTGTTGTCCATTGACAACTGATGGAATGTTCCACCATCGGTTCTGATGCTGAACGGTATAACTGCCCTCACTGAGCTGCATGCCATCTTCACTGAGAATGACATTGCGAACTGGATCAATCAGAAAACCAGCATCATCCTTTGGATATGTCTGCCATCTTTCGCGCTCAGTCTGTATTCGACCACGAGGGGCTTTCGGTTTATCAGGTTCAGGATTCAGATGATCGATGAGCGCATTTTCAACTTCATCCTCTGGAGGTTCTTCCAGTCCAGCTCGAACTCGCGACGAATGTGAAGGTGGCTTGTAATCACCGAAACCGGCAATGCCGCCTGATCCAGCGAACTGGCGATTTAGTTTGACATTACGTTTGGTAATCTCGTCGCGTTCTTCTTTGGTAAAACGATTCCTTTTTGCTTCGGCCTGGATGTCATCTCGCCACGCCTGGAAAGAATCCCAGGCACTACCGAAGAAACCAGGTTCTTCTGGATCACCAATCGGAATCGTAGTTAGCGGAGAAGTCGGATCGTCTTCTTCACTGGTAATGGTCAAAGGCTCAGGAGCTGTCACTTCAGGCATGGCTGCCTTGACTTCAGGAACAGGCTCAGGAGCTGTTACCTCGTCTTCTTCAGAGACAATCGACAAAACACCTGGAGCTTCAACCTGCTCCTCGTCTTCTTCAGAGATGATAGAAAGCTGTGCCATTACTCTACAATTTGAGGTACACCATCGACGATCTTGAACTTACGTCCGTCAGCGAGCCCATAAACTTTTCCTGGCTGCAATCTTGCACGGTCTTCAGGTGACAGTTGCGCCAGGATCCCAGTTGCATCTTTTTTAGGACCACCGTTCTTTGTCGTGATATTCGGCTGCTTCGTCCTCTGTTCGACAAGAGCATCACGCACTTCTATTTGTTGCGCCTCAGACATATCCCTCCATCTGATCTGTTCGCCACCGGCACTGGCAACAGGATATTTCGCACTCCTATTGTCAGGATCTTGCAGAAGGTCCATGACATTCTCGCGCTGGTCTGCGATTTCAAGCTCTGGAAATGCGACCTTTGCTGCTCCACCTTTTGAATATGCAAGCGCCCTTCTCTTGCACTGTGACAATTCTTTTCCTTCCATGGCTGAGCAGACAACATCCTCGTAAGCCTGACGATCAACTTCGCTCGCATATTTATCGACGTTATCAGCCTCTACTGGTTCGCCATTCCACAAAACTGGTTCAGCTTGATTGGTATCTTCGTTGACAACCATTAGCTTTCCGCCAACAGACTTAACGCTGGTCTTCGGCCTTTCAGCTTTTGCGATCTGCGCTTCTTGCACTCGCTTCTTCATCCTTCTTTCTTCGGCTTTAGCAAGACGTTCTTCTTTTGCAACCCCTCGTCCTATGTGTCCCTTCATCGCAGCCGCTCCGGCCTGGCCAATATCGCTGGCCCAGGTTCCTTCACCAGTACCGGACGAAGCCATCAAATTCAGACCGAACTCCATCAGAATCAGTGCCTTCTCCTGTCTGGTCAGTTTCTTCGGATCGCCCTTACCTTGTTGCTTGCCTTCTGGATCATCCTCACCTTCGTACTCAGGAGTGCCAGTAAGTTTTGCATGCTCCGCATCAATATCAACACCACCTTGTTCCATGGACTTCATGGCATTGTCGATATCTTTCGGATCTTGGTCCTTGGTATGCGCGTCAGCCATGCCCATGAAACTGTCAGGCCCTTTCTCGAACTCAGCAGTGCGATCTTGTTGATCTTGAACTTGTGGGCCAGGTAGCGATGGTTCTGGTGCGGCTGTTGCGCCAGGTGGCGCACCAACGGCTGCACCAGGGCCTGCCATCGTCGCCATCGGAGCCAAGGCTTGTCCACCTGGGCCAATCGGTTGTCCCTGGAGTGGATCAGGTTCAGGGCCCATCGGGAATGTCGTCGCGCCTTCAGGCTGTACTATTCCTTCTGTACCTGGCGGCATTGTCGGTGTCGGTTCCTCACCTGGAAGCGTCGGTGTCGGTTCCTCCTCCTCAACGATCGATAATAGATGCGGCATCGTCGAAGCGATGTAGTCTGTCATCATCTGTCCCATGACTAACCCTCCTTCCCAGTTTCGATCATCGTACTCAGGCCGCCACTAAAGTAAGCCGCTCCGACTGTCGCTGCTGCTCCCAGGACAGCCTGGAACTCTCCACCTTTCGTTGTCTCGGTCGTCGTCGTTCCATGTGGAACTCGCTGAAGCGTGTCCACGAGTGTTCTAAGATTCGTCACATCCCAGTCCCTGGCCTCGATGAATTGCGCGTAGTCAAAATCGAGACCACGTTGTTCCAGGTCTCGCTCTAATCCACCTGTCACCAGGAGATTATTCATCTCATTGGAAAGCATCTGCTGGCCTTCAGCGCCGATCGCTCTGAATTGATCAGAGGCTGCACGAGCAGCAACACGGTCTTGGTCGAAAGCGGTTTGTGCCGATTCAAAGGCCGACTGATAACCTGTCGCGTATAGATCGGAAAGCATCTCCAGTGGCTTCTCAGCGGCTGCGGCTTTCAAGATTGCAGCCCTGGATCCACCGAAGGCTTCAGCCCTGGCTGCTTCACCAGCCAACTGCTGTTGAGTGCGAAGTCCTTCCTCACGCATCTTACGAGCCGCTGGCTCAAGTGCGCTCTCAATATAAGGGCTCATGTATGCCTGGATGTCGGCATCGAGGAACGACTGACCACCACGCTCAGCAAACTCTCGTGAGCGATCTATGTCTTCTCGCCAGGCCCCAGCTTCAGGGCCCATAGCCATCTCGAAGGCTTTCTTTTCAGCCGGTGTGGCTTCCGCGAATCGCTGCTTCTCGTATGGAGTGTATTCGCGATCAGCAATTTTCGTAGCCATTGCTGTCGCTTTTTGACTGCCCTCGCTAAGCCACGGAGGTATCTCCGTCTTCGTTTCTTTCGATTTTTTGGACATCGTTAGGTGCCCTCACAAAGTTACCACCACCATATTGGTAGCCCTTCCGCTCCATCAACTTGTCTTTCAAGTCGGTGTCGCGACCAGTCATCATTCCTATAATGATTGGCAACCCTTTCCCTGTCGCCGGATCTCCGCTTTCATCCGCAAACATCTCAACTGCCTTCATCAGTTGGTCGGCAACGTCCGTGTCGCGCCAGGTCTTGAGAACGTATGTCCACTCATTCTGCATCACCCAGTCATCGCTCCAGGAGTCTCTGCCCAGGGACATGCCCATGGCTGCGACTACCTGCTTCTGCTCCGCTGTCTCAGCGATCACCACAAAACCTCTGTCGATGATCGTGAGTATGTGGAAGATCTGCTTCGTCTCGTTAATGCTGAGACTAGAATACCAGATGTCTTCCCCTTGCTCCTTTGCCGCACGTTTCAACAAGTGTGCGATCTTAATCACATCCCAGGGTGTTGCCCTGCGGATCTTCACCTTCTTCATGGCGGCTGTCTCCTATAATTCCGACTCCAAAAAAACCTATACTTTCGGTTTCGACATATCCTCCAACCTCAAGAATCCATACACAATTACATCCATGGCATCAATGCCGGTGATGTCATCTTGTATTTGCACAACAAGTTTCTGCTTTGATCCATTACGAAACTCCAGGCCCCATCTGAATCCGAATGTGTCCTTTAGATCCAGGATCGGAATAATACCTTCCGACAAAAAATCTATGTTGTTGGCAATGAAGGCCGAAGTCCCATCACCAAACGATGGCGAACCTGAGCATAGTCGAATGAACTCGAAGTTGGTCGTCAATGCTTCTGCAATATCGACCTCGCCTAATTCATCGATGTAAAACAGTCGCACCCCATTAGTTAGTTGTCCGATATTGCCAAACTGATTCAACGTCATGTTCTGATCAGAGATGATAAATGACAGCCTGGTGACATACAGATCTTGATCTTGAGGAGCCTCCACAAAAAAATCGACCGGAGTCACACTGCCATCGACTAGCATATCCGATGAACCAGTTGGCGATCCGTCATCAGTCATGAATTGACGAAACGGACGGACATTCTGCTGCACACCGAACGGTGGGAATGGACGTTCGACGACGCTTACCGCACCTGATCTCTCAACTGCGGCTTCTGTTCGCTCTGGACCCGAACCAATTAACTTGGTTTTGATCAATTACAGATCCTCGTAATAACCTCGCATGCCAACATTCGCTATTCCCGTTGTACCGATTTCTTTCTGGAAAGCGATTGCGGTATCAGGTGGAAGGATTACTGCATCATCCAGGACGACAAGCACTCCGCCACCATCTCCATGACCGGCTATCGCAGTTTCGCCTTCCGAGGTTATTCCAGTCACGTTTCCTTCCAGGGCTTCACTTTCTGCCAGGATGCCTGAACCGAAGTTCAGATTGACTGGCGTTGTAGCCCCAATACCTGCTACTGGATTCGCACCGCTGACCTTGTGGATCTTCCAGGTTGATGCAAATTCGCCTCCAAGACGAGCAAGTTCGACGATGAAGTTTCTGCTCTGTGAGGTATTCCTGAAATACGCCACGAACTCTCCGGCTACCGCAGTAGGATCTTCAAAGATCGTGTTGAATACCCGCTGGTCATCTCGTGACACGTAAAAACTTCGTTTGCGTGTTTGCGCGTCAACGAGCGCCCTACCTTCAGCGTTTATAAGCAGCTTGTTGCCATCTGCTGCACTTTCAATTTCAAGTCCCATTATGCTGGCTCCTCAATGTGTTGATCGTTCATGATGCCGAAATGCAAGTTGGCGATCTTCAATTCTCGCGTTTGCTCCTGTTGCTCATTGGTGATGCTCCGCAAGCCTGTCTGAACGCTCTCCAGCTCAACCAGGATATCGGCATTTTCCTGCTTCTCGATGCCTTCAGATGTGAATGTCTTCATGCTAACTCTGCCCCAGTGATCGTGAAATCGACCTGGCCTGCCGTACTCGTCTCAGCCTGGATCGAATCATTTGCCGATAGCACCCAGACCTTATTATCAGATAGCACCTCAGCAAATTCGTTTTGTTTCAGCTCTGCCCTCCCAGCTTTCCTGGTCGTCGATCCATCCCGCAGAATGTAGACAATGACATCCTGCTGCGTAGGACCGTCATTATAGACATCAAACGACCGAATGATCGTAGACACGTTTGCAGTAAATAACGTGCCCACCGTATCCGGAAGCTGACCATCTGCAAGTGACGCTCCAACATAAGGCATTACATGGCCCACTCAAGGAAGGAATCAGACTCATCCTGAGCTTCAAGGATCGAGATCCTGGTTTCATGATCAGCCAAGGTCACATTGATCGCAGCAATCGCGGCTGTGATGACAGCAAGCGCGGCTGTCAATCCTGTGATCGCAGAGATCGGATGAGCGTCCGGTGCGCTACGACCAGTAAGATTGTTATGAATACCAGAAAAACTCTCGAACTCAAGATTCTGCTCCCGGAATTTACGCTCCAGGTCATCCACCAGAGCCCGCATCTTGTGAACATCATAGATGTTCTCAAATTGAACAGTAGTGAAAGCACCAGGCATTAGTTACCTCGCCTCCCCTTCCTTCTAATCTGCGCTCGCCAGGTGCCCATGCGCCAGTCATCATCAAGAGCATCTGATTCAATTCTGAATGAAATCTGCCGACCCTTGATTCTGGGATTCACGAATTTCGTAGCAGGGTCAACAGTGAATGGACCCTTGTTGACAACATCGACTCCAGTGCTTGAAGGATACGCCTTTGCCTCCAATGACAGATCGACAGATCCTTCAAGGTTCTTGAAGTCAGGAATCATCTTACGCACGAAAGCGTGATATGTGCCTTCAGAAATTTCCATGTCATAACTTTGCAGGAAAGAGAACATCGGCAGAGTATTGTCTTCCTGGTCTGTTTCATTAACACCTGTTTCGTGAATAAAGATCTTTCCATCGAAAGTGCCGTAAGGCTTTTGATTAAAGTGAGATGAGCTGTCATGCCAGGCACTACGCTCGATCGTTCCAAAATCCCACACCTTGTCGTAATAGTTGTATTTGACGTAGCGATCATTCGATTGAGCGCCTTCTGATGAATACACCCACCAGACTTCGGTGAATAGTTTGTTCACACCGCAGTAGACCTTTCGTCCTTGGTCTGTATTGATATCATCGAAAACCTGGTTGCGTACCTCACACTCCATGACTCGAAGCACACCGTCATAGATCAGGAAATCATCTTCTGCCATTGCGTACACGATGCCATTCACATCTACCACAGCATTAGGGCCAATGATTTTGACTGACTGACCCAGGTGACGCAAAGCGAAAATTAAGTCGCCGCCTATGAACTGCATCGCATGTAGCGATTCATCAGTCCAGATCAGGATGTCACCACGAGATTCAACCGCAGTAATAATCTCTGAACCAACATCAAGACGCAGATCTCCGGCACTGTTTACAGTGGTAATGATCCAGTCCGAGAAATTTTCTGAACTCGACCATCTAATCAGTAATGGATCAGGATCTCCTGGCGCTGAGGCTGATCCTGTTCCAGAACCAAAGCCGACCACATGCCTGGCCTGTGGTGAAATCAGCATACGCTCGATCGAATTCGGCGCTTCAGGAACCAGGACAGCTCTTACGAGTGGTCCGTTATCTCGATCCCAGTGATACAGTTGTCTTTCGTTCGGTGATGCCAGGAGATCTTCACCGAAATTATCCAGGGACCAGGTTCTTAGATTTCCAATGACTCCCAGTCCAGCTACAAAACTGCCGATTCCATACAAGCCAAAGCCATATGCGCCAGTGCCATAGCCAAAGAGTTCCGTTTGGCCCTCTAGTCCAACTCCAATCTCGTAATCGTAATCGACTGTACCTCCACCGCTGTCCGTAAATTTCGGTGGCACATCATTGCGACAGATGTACATATCGCTATCGACTACCTCGACGACCTGGAACTCTCCATCGATAAGGATGCCGCCAACTGGATCAGCATTTGCGAAATGCACAAAATGACCAACTCCGACTCCATGTGCTGAATCTGTCACCTGGAAGTAAGTCGGATCATCACCACCATCCGGATCGAATGCTCCTGTAATGTCAACATCGAATGGATCAGTCAAAGTGCCGCTTTCACGGAATGGAGTAATGTCATACAGGTCATTGTTGTTGACCAGGTAGAGTTTCAAATTAGTTCCGATTGCCAGCCATCCTTGTGCATCCAGACTTCTCCAATCCCACAAAGCCCTGGCAACTCCGAGGAAACAGGACTGCACGATATTCTGTGCTGGCAAGATCACCAGGCCATCTGGGTAAGCTGCTGGTACACCAATAGCAAAATCAGTGTCAGGCACAATCGCCAGGGACGTAACGTCTATCTGATCACCGTCGCAACCAGTCAACTGGAATGGTCTGATGTCGATGTCCAGGCCATCTGCATCTTCAGGTAGTGACTGCGTAAGCATTACTTCGGTCGCAGCAGCTACATCAAGATTCAGAAATCTCACAACCAGGCTTTCGTTGTCATCCCTGATGAATGATTCATTGGCATAGATGAAGACGTTCGGTGTGCCAACCTGCATGTCATCGATGAGCGGATCTCTCAGCGTGATAGTGGTTGCCCCAGCACCAAAATTAGCAGCATAGAAATTGATCTGTTCACCAGAATTAGTGAGCAATCGAACGATGGTTCCTTCCCGCAGATAAGAGTTAATCGGAGAAGAAACCATGATCGTCTCGGAGTCCTTGGTGCCACCGGCAGTTACACTGGCACCACCACCGAACTCCTCTGGATACCTGATCAGAAACGCATCATCTTCCGAAGCTGTGACAGCAGCATCGAGATCAAAGGTAAATTCGTCAGCGGTTGCAGTTGCATCATCGATCGTGCGCGTACCCAGGCCGCCTGTCACTGAGTCATCAAACAACCAGACAGGATCAAGATCGTTACAGGTAACCAAAACATCCAGGTCGATGCTGCTTGCTGCTGCTGCATAACCGCTGCTTGCTGTTCGTCTCTGGCTCAGGTTCTCATTTATGCCATCGACTTCAGTGCCCAGGGACTGAAGCACCCAGCCTCCTAACTTTTCAGGCAGGCGCTTACGGAAGCGAATCTTGTCACAGTCTTTGTATCGACCTTTCGCACCACGATCTGTCTCCTCGGTCATGACACCGGGAAGAAGATCGAGCGGAACGTCAGGTAGTCTGCTCAAAGTATTAACTCAGCACTACTAGCGAAAAGGCTGCTGTTCCAGCTTCGATCCTGAGATTTCCAAAATCAGTACCTTGCGTCATTGTCGTCAGCTCGAAGAAATCGTCCTCAACCACAGCAACCGGAACCGTAATGATCTGGCCGCTGATATTGCAGTCCGGAGTTCCGGCAAACCCACCAAAGAAGTCAGCGGTTAGATGCGGAATGTAATTAGCCATGCCGGAATCAATGCTCGCTGTAACACTTCCATTCTTACGGATTCGCATGTGCCACATGCCCGTACCGTTTTGATTGAACTGATCCCACGAGACACTGCCAATTAGCCTGACTAATGTCACACCCGCTGGAATCGTGATCCTCTCCGGATTAACTCCGGTGTCATGAAATTGTGTACCGAAGTCGGCAGCACCCGTATCAAGAGTTTCCTGAGTAAATGGGATTGGTTCTTCATCAGCACAATCAAAAGTCGGTGATGTATGCCCAGATGTCCAAAACGCATCACGAGTCAAAACACATCCGGAAAAGGCACCACCAGCCTTTGCTGCCAGCGTTGCTGGGGTCACCGCTCGTTCGGTATCAACACCGTCATCAACCTCGGTCTGCGTTGCCAGCTCGATGACACCTCGACGAGTTTCGGTCGCTGTGCGGCCATCAAGTTTGAGCGGCGTAATAATGCGAAGATCATCAGTGGCTGGCGTATCTTCATTCGCTTCAGTTGAATCCGCGATTTCAGCGACACCTGCTACGGTCTCGGTCGCCTGGTTGACAGCCGGAAATGCTGCGAGCTTCGCTGGAGTGATGATGCGTTCATCATCTGTACCAGCATCCACCTCTGCCTGCGTTGCAATCTCAGCGATACCTTTTATGTCTTCCGTCGCGCTCGGTACGCTGACAGCAACAACATCATCGAGGTTAGGATCTACACGACTTGATACCGTATCTCCAGGCGCAACTGCGAGACCAGATCCTGCTGCTGTTTTGAATGTGACGATCTCGCTCGTTTCATTAGAAAGAACATAGAGCTTCGATGTACTTGGAACCTGAATCGTCCTTGTCCCATCCGGTGGAAGTCCGCTGGCTACAAGAATAGCGGCTCGCGTAGGATCATCATCACCATTGAGTGGCAAGAGAACTTGATTGGAAAGAGTGACATCAACATCCTGAAAACCAGCAATCGCATCGTCAACCAAATCGATCATCTGATCATTCAGAAAATCACCCCAGACATTCTCATTGCCACCAGTCTCCTGCTTAATCAGTCGCAATAAGGTAGTAAATGTGTCAGCCATTAGCCGGTACTCCTTACGATCGCCAGTGCCGGATTACTTGCATCTGGGAATTTAATTGTCACCGTTCCGTTGTTTACTGCAACCGGCGATCCGAAATTCAGAATCCACATGATCTTGTCATTCTGTGCGCCGACTGTCGTATTGTAGATAACTGCTCCCTGGGCAGCATCATTCAAAATGCCCCAGGTTGCGTTAGGTATCACAATGTCATCGAGATCCATGACAGGACGATCAGGGCCGCCTGACGTATAGATGATGCTCTGAGTGAGCTGGAAACCACCTGCAACATATCCGGCACCGACCAGTTCGTTGGTCAAGGTTGATTGCAGATCTGCTGTCTCCGGATCAATATCCGCCTGCGTTGTGTACATAGCGAAGAACAACGTGTCGTTCTCTGGATCATGAAGACCATTGAACAACTGATCCCGAAGGAATTGAAAATTGGTGCCAGCAATGATGCTCATGTCAAGCTCACCGTCCTAGCCGCTTCCTTGACCGGGCTGTAATCACCTCTCCACTGACGACGAAGTTCAAGTTTCCTGGCTGGCACCAGCTCACCATAGCTCTGTCGCCAGGTAGCCAGATCTTCTGCATCGGAAATCAGAAATTCATCTGAGGCCAGCAAGCATGCGTACAGCAGTAAATCGCCTGCATTATCACCAAGCCAGGTGTTCTGGTTACCAGGTGCCAGAGCTTCAGGAGTCTGAATCTGTCGAAGCTCGAACGCATAATCATCGTCAGGCGCTTTCGTCAGGAAAAACTCAGTCTCGCTGTACTCAGCGTAATAAATCGGCTCTGCGGTATCAGTCTCATCCGGAGAGAAGTCCAGGCAGTATTCGTATGTCCTGCGCTGGAGATATCTCCTGGGCCCACTTGCCTGACCTGAAGTCGGGAAGGCTGCGGCTGGAACAGTGATATTGCCACCAGTCGCATATTGCGCGATCGTGCTGATGCGTACATCGTCAAGATGTCCATCCAGGAAAGCTGCATTGCCGCCACCAGCAGGATCATAGACACCAAGTTTCACTGTCTCAGTGGAATCCTGTATCGCGCCAACAAATACAGTTGCCTCAAACTCCAATGTTCCATCGAACCAGATACTCAAGACATCACCAGATCGCTGTGCGGCGAAATGGAAATAAGTATCCAGAGCTGGTGCGCCACCAAGACCACCTTGCTCGAACACT